ATGTTATGATGGCCTCAACCTTTTTGTCTTCGGTATTCCAGACATAATCAATCTTATCGCGAATCATATTTTCAATTTCTTCCTTGACTTTTGACATAGTTTCTCCGATTTTAGACTAAAAATTTAATTATGAATCTACCACTTGCTCCTAAGCAAATCGAATTTATCCTCAACAGTACTGCCAAATGGAACTTTGCACATGGTTCGGTCCGCTCTGGTAAGACAAATGCCTCAACATTTCGTTTTATGCAAGCTGTAAATAGCTGTCCAGATGACAATATTTGGATTGGCGGGAAAAGTTCAACGACAATTTTTGATAATGTCATAAGTTTGATCCTAAATTCTCCACAGTTTTCGATCTTCCGCCCTTTTTGTACATGGGCTCCTGGCAGGGGTATACTCCACTTCAAAGATAAAGAGATCAAAACGGTTGGAATCAAAGATAGATCTGCTACTGGTCATATTCAAGGAAAGACAATGTCGCTTTTTCTGGGTGATGAAATGACGCTTTATCCTCTCGAAGTTCTCCTGATGCTCGATTCGCGACTCAGTTGTCCATGGAGCATGGGTTTTGGTTCAATGAACCCAACGTATCCATCTCATATCATCAAGCAATGGATCGATTCAGGTATCCGAGGAGATAAGAATTACTATTCTTTGCACTTCACTCTCGATGATAATCCCTTCGTCCCTCCGGATTACAAAAAAAGGATAGCCAATAGCACAGGTGTGTTTTATCGAAGAAATTATCTTGGAGAATGGTGTCTCGCAGAAGGTGCTATTTTTGATTTCTTTGACAGCAAATTCCATGTGCGTAAAAAAGCTCCGAGGGCTGCCGAATATTTTATCGCTGGTATGGATGTTGGTACATCGAATGCTTTTGCTTGTGTTGTCATTGGTGTTTCCACGGGTCGCTATGATCAGTCTGGTCCTATCCTGTGGGTGGAAGATGAATATTTCTGGGATCGTAAAGCAACAGGAAGGGCAAAGACCAATCTGGAATACGCAAATGATGTACAAGAGTTTCTTAGCCCATACGGAGTAAAGCAGCTTTACATTGATCCATCTGCTGCGGCGATGAAAGAAGAGCTTAGACGCAAAGGCTTTCATCCTATCGATGCTAACAATGATGTCTATAATGGAATCACCCATATGGTCTCTGAAATGAGAGATGGCAATCTTTATGTTTTAGATCGTTGCACAAATACCATCCGAGAAATAGAATCCTACGTTTGGGATCCGAAGGCCTCAGAAAGAGGAGAAGACAATCCGTTGAAACAGGATGACCATTGTATGGATGCATTGAGGTACGCCGTTTACTCGCATAGACCAGCCTATTTCGATGACGTGGCTTTACAGAGACAGCAAAGGGAATACATGCAAAATAGATTTGGACCGAGGGGATTCTAAATGGAAATGATGCATAAGTACTCCTCAGAGCAGAAAATCGAATGGTTTGGTCAAGGAGAATGGGTAGAAGAGGCAGATTTTGCCATCGAAGAAACCAAATCGATAGCTGAACAAGCCAAGAAAGCCTTCGAGGTAGTGAATGATAATGCTCCAGATTGAGCTCTTTTTCTTATGTATCGTGAACTTCATTTGTTTTTACATACTCATCGAGTATAGGAGAATGTTTAACACACAGCATAAGAACTTCGTAAGAATGAATAATTTGGTCGGACATTACAAAGAAATGTATGAAAGAGAAAAAACTAGGACTCGAGAGAATATCTAAGTTGGCTTTCGACAAAGCCTGCGAAGCCTCCGATGTTCTCAATGATATCACAGGCAAATGGACTATAGATTATGCGTCAGCGGCTTTTGTGATATATTTCATGGATAAGAAATGGCTAATCGAAGATATTGTTGATATGTTGATCGAGGAAGGGATTTTAAAATTTGAAAGAGGCGTTTATCGCTGTGAGGAAGCGGAGTAAGATCCGCTCTTGGTTGTAATTACACAAGGCGGGCTATGGCGTGATATAGTGTGCCGTGGCAGGGCAATCTGTGGCATGGTTATCAGAGGGGAATTTTCCCCTCTTTTTTTTGTCTAAAAATATTGCTTGCATAAAGGGATGGTATGTTGTATGTATATTTCAAATTTAAGTTTGGTAAGTCCAGATTCGGCAGGCAATTGTTGGGAATGGATAGGCCGGGCGCGGTACCAAGCATATGGTATGGATTATTAATATTTTAAGAAGGTTTCAAAATGGCCAAAACAAAAAATATAGGCGGTGAAGTGCCTACAAACGGCTCAAAAGAGCTTATCGAAATGTCATATCCTTATCAAGCAAATGTAACGATTCAAGGGACGGCAGACATTCTTTTTCATAGATGGAATTGTGAATCGGTTGAAATGAAATCTGCGGCTAAAAAGGGTTCAAAAGCCAAAAAAACAGACGATCTCGAAACATATGTTTATCGAGATGAGAATGGTTTTCTGTGTATACCCGGTGAATATCTGAGAATGAGTTTGATCAACGCTGCCAAATTTAAGCAAGATCCTCGGTCACCTCGTAAATCGGCTATGGATCTTTACAAAGCTGCTATCGTCACACTGACCTCTCTTGCCTCTCTTGGAACAAAAGAATGGGATTATGAAGATAAAAGACGTGTTGTGATTCAAAGGGCCGGTGTAAACCGCGTACGGCCTGCTATGCATGCCGGCTGGAAAGCGACATTCGATCTGTTGATCAATATTCCTGAATACATTTCTCCTATGGACTTAAACGATTCTTTACAAACGGCTGGTCGTCTTATCGGGGTTGGTGATTTCAGACCAACGTATGGTAGGTTTGTTGTGACAAATTTTGCAGTTTTGGAAGAAACAATGACTGAGGCTGCTTAGATCATTTTATTTCTGGTTCGCAACGCTGGGGCGGGTCGAGATATGGTATGGTGAGTAATGATATTGTGGGGTGCGGACTTGCAAGATCCGGCGGGATCAGGTATTGTAAGTTAGGGCGTGAGATGATGAAGCTAAATTAATAAACTGTGGACAGGTCGTGCGTGGAATGTCGGTGCGGGGTCCGGAATTGTGGGCATGGGTGAGGTATTTTGAGAACTAATTAAATAAACTGTGGACGGATCGGGCTTGGAGGGATCTGGCAAGATACGGCTTGATATGATATGGCAACTAACCTGAAAACATGAGTTTTCGGGTTTTTTTATCCCCATTGTAAAGTAAAATATTAACTGATATCTTGTGTATAAAATCTTCTTGAAATTCACGAGGTATCCTTGGCTTTCTATTACCCCCCTTGGAATAATGCGCTTGAACCATCTCAGGGCAACGTCCGTCAATGGCTCGATAATCTTTACAGCAAATTTCAGCCAATCGAACAAAGTAGATGGAATCAGAGTAACATAGATACGCTTTTCTATGCAGGCTCTCAGACATTTGTAAACAGATATTTCAACTTTTCTCCCACGACATCATATCAACAATACTATTTCAACCTTGTCCAGCAACCCGTCAACATGATCACGGGTTATCAGAGACAGCATCGTAAAGCTATCACTTATATTCCTGCGCAAGGAGGAGATTCTCAGACAACTGATCAATATACCAAAATCATCTCTGCCATCAGCAATACCGAGGCGATTCACGATCAATTTTCTAAGGCGTGTGAGTTGGCTTGCATATCTGGGATGGTTTTACTTCAGCCTTATTTGGATTTCTCGAAGGATGATCCAGCTCAAGGACAGTTACAGTTAAAGATTTGGGAGTACAACGCTTTCCTTGTCGATCCGTACTTTCGTATGCCGGATATGTCGGACGCGCAATTTGTATGGACCCAAGAATATATCTCTAAGAAAGAGGCCGAAGCAAGATTTCCAGATAAGGTAGAAGCAATAGCTCCTATGGCTGGGACGCCTCAACGTTATGGAAGTTTCTATTTCCTGCCAGAAAACTACAATATGGCAAGAAATGATTTAATGGTTTTGTCTTATGTCTGGTACAAGTGGAGAAGAAAAAAACAAAGACTCTATTCCCGCTCGCGTAATCAATTTTTTGATTTTGCTGGTGGAGAGGAAAATCTCGATCAAATATTACGAAGTATCCCGGATCTGGAAGCTGTCACTATCGAGGTTCCGACGTGGAAGCTTGCGGTTGTTCTCAATGATCAGCTCATGTTCCAGGGTGATAATCCTCTGGGGTTTGATGATTGCCCTTTTATTCCTGTATACTGGAATTATGAGCCTCATATTAACTACTATGATCTTCGCGTTCGTGGCCTTATACGCACTATGCGTGATGCTCAGTTTCTTTACAATTATAGGATTATAACCAACAACGATATCACGGCTGCGACCATTAACGCGGGATGGAAGCGCAAAGTCGGCGCTGTCGCCAACGAAGATAACCTCAAAAAGTCTGGCCAGGGATGGGATATCATCATCAATGAAGGCTACGACATGACAGACTGCGAGAAAATCATTCCTAGCGCCGTTCCTGAGTCCGATATTGCCCTTGGAAATGAGATGGCCAATCTTATCTTTAGAACCTCTGGAATCGACCTAGAAAATTGGGCGGGACAACAAGACAAACAGGTTTCTAGCCTAACAGTCCTTCTGAAGCAAGCCGCAAATCTGATGGTCTTCCAAAAGTATTTCGATCAGTGGGACTATTCTCTCAAGCTTCTAGGAGAAAGACTTCTTCAAATCGTCCAAAACAACTGGAATGCTGCAAAAGTATCTCTTATGATCGATGAAGAACCATCCCCTCTCTTTTTCTCACGAATCTTCTCGAAATTCCAGACAATCGTTGAAGAGGGCCTGCTCACACCCACTCAACGCAATCTTCAAGCTCAACAAATGCTTGACGTGAACTCTGTCTTTGGTCGAGAAGTTCTTCCTGCTTCTATGATCATTAAAGATATGAATATTCAAGGAAAATCTGAAATCATGCAATTCTTGCAACAGCAAGAGCAGCAAGCAAGTCAGCTTAACCAAGAACAAACGGCGGTCCAACATGCATTTGAACAGGCTAAATTACAAGAACTCACCTCAAGGGCTGCTAACAATTTGGCAATGGCCAGAGAAAGGCAAGGAAGAGCGGATTCAAATATTGGTTTAATGGAAGAGAGATTAAGTGAAATATCGAAAAATCAATCTATATCGACTAAATCTAAAATGGAAGCATTGGAAAAATTGATTGATGTCGTCGCCAAATATGGTGAAATAGAGACAATGTTGAAAATGCATGAAATTCAGGGGTTAAACCATGAAGAAGTACTTAAAGAGAATCAGGCTCGCTCTAATGCTCAAAGATCCTCAAATGCTAATAGATTTGTACAGGAATTGATGGGATCGATGAACGCAATAAATGCTTCACAAAATCTAGGAAATGGGATACAATCACCTAATCCATAAAGGATTAGAATGTTTATTTTTCCACTAATCGCATTATTATTATACACCTATATCCGCGGTTATAAAGCGGGCAAAGAGTGAAAAATTGCATAATTTGTGATAAAGAATTAATTAAGAAAACAAAGGCGGCTCGTCACTATTTTTGTAGCAACAAATGTAGATGTAATGCTTATCATCGTGCGCGTCAAGGATTCTCTCTAAGGCTGAAATATTTGCAATGCATTGTTTGCGGGAAAAATTTTTTCCAGTCACGCGTCAATAACACAAAATATTGTACTAAAAATTGCAAGAAACTTGGAGTTTCTAGGAAATATCACGGTAGAGAGTTAGCTGGCCCCAAAAAACATATTAAAGGTTCTGGATATATTCAAGCGAATGGTTATAGGATTATTACTTTAAAACATCCAAACGCGTCAAAGCGAAATCAAATACTTGAACACGTTCTTGTTATGTCTAATCACCTAGGGCGTCCTTTGCATAAAGGAGAAACCGTTCACCATAAGAATGGGATTCGGGATGATAATCGTATAGAAAATCTAGAATTGTGGTCGTCTTCTCATCCACATGGACAACGGGTAGAGGATAAGGTTGAGTGGTGCAAACAATTCTTGAATGAATATGGGTTTGATGTTATAAAGAAATAAATTGAATCCGGAGGGGGATTTATGTCAGGACAAAGAATCGACAATCATTCTTTTTGGGGCGGCAAACGTCCTAAAGACGTTCCATTACCAGATGGAGCTAAAATGAAACAAATTTCCGAGAAAGAAGGTGCTGGACGCGTCATGCGCTATGAAGATACCGAAGAGGCTATCGGTCATGTACAAGACGAAAGCACTAAGCATTTGAAAAACCGTCCATTAAAGCCTGGATATCGGTATTAATTGAGACTGATCTGCCAAGTGTAGAAACAGATGCTGGGACGTTTCTGCGTCCTAAGTTTAATTTTAGAGGTAGATATGGTACAATTTCATGATCCAATAGCTCCAAAGCCAAAAGCTGAGAAAAAAAAATCTCCATGGGACTTCCGCGCTCCCAAGTATGACGAACGTACTAGTTGTTATGTTGACGCTGGGTCTCATTATGGCGTTGGATTTACTAATCCTGTGGGTCACACATCAGGTGTAAAGCAACGCGTTGCTACGATGCCTTTTGACCACAAATTAGGAATGGAAACCGATGAAGCTCCTCGCAAGATGCTTGATCAGGAATATGTCAAATAAAGATCGTTGCAGGTCTTGCGGAACACTTATATCTGGAGATAAGTGTTTAAATTGTCTTTTGTGGGATGTGTTTAAATAATGGATTACAACAACTACTTCAAACCATCTCCTGGAACCGGATACAAAAATAAGTCCAAGAAGCCCTATAAAGGGCAAGCCCATACTCCCGCCTCTTCTCAGGGAATGGGCGACTATTATGGTACCGGCATAGTCGCAAAGCTAGGGACTGTTAGAGATAACTTTGTCGTCAATGAACAGCACGCTAAGAACCTCAAGAAACCACCTCGGTCTTTGGCTTAACCGCATAGCTCGTTAAAAAATCAAGCCAAATATTTCTCGCCATTTCATCTGACAAGTCTTGTGGATCGGGCTTTTCAAGCTCTTCCCGGTTGTATTGGAACTGATTGATACTCCATAGGACAATATTCGATTCGCAAACATTTCCCTTCTTGTATTGATCCCAGAGTTCTTTTGGTGGAATCAGCCAGCAAACCATCATAACGTCACTATTCGACATCGCCCTAAACAAAAATGAGTTTGTCTGGGCTTTAGGCTTTGTGATCCTGGGCTGCCAGAGGAGCCTTTTATTTGCTCCATCGTCGCATGTCCTAGGATGGGCAAAAATATAAATGTAGGGCGATTTTTCTTGTAGAGCCAGTGAGTCAGGATTTCTTTTTAGGCAATCTTCGGCTCCCTTAGAAATGGTTTTCCATTGATCTTCAATGAAATGCTCGAGTCGGTCGTGGGTTTCTAGTCTGTCAATTTTCATGGTGTAAAGAGATTTTTTAAAGTTCTTCTTGATATAAATTAAAATTTTTATTTAAATCAAGAAATATCAGCCGTACACCAGCGTTAAGGGGGGAAATATGTCTGTAGAAGCACAAGCTGCAATACCAGCAGCAGAAAACAAAGCTAACGATAAAGAATTTAACTTTAGACAGTTAGAAGCAAAATACAAGAACGAGATTGAAAGAGAGCGTCAAGCTAGAGTCGATCTCGAACAAAAAGTCCAAGAGCTTAGCAAAAAACACACTCAAGAGCCTGATGAAGATGATCAATCCGATCCATACGTGGATCATCGGAAGCTCGAAAAGAAATTAGCCAAGTTTGGGCAAATGACCCAAACAGACATCCAAAAAGCAATGGAGATGGCTAAGAACAGCGCTAAGGATGAAATCAAGCAAGAGATCTGGCTCGAAAGCAATCCCGACTTCTTCGATGTTTTGCAGCATGCCGATAAATTTGCTGATGCAAATCCACTTCTTGCAGAGACAATCTTAAAGATGCCTGATAATTTTGAGAGGAAAAAACTGGTCTATGCAAACATCAAAGCGATGAATTTGCATAAACCTCCTCAAAAGCAATCTTCTATTCAAGAGCAGATCGATTCAAACCGTAAAAATGTCTTCTATCAACCCAGCGGTATTGCTAATGCACCGTTCACGCCTCAGGGAGATTTCAGCACAGAAGGGCAGAAAAACTCCTACAAGAAAATGAAGGAAGCACAAGCAAGATTAAGGCTTGGATAAAATAATTTTTTTACATATCATGATGAAAACTACCACAAGGGTTTAAATCATGAAAAAGCACCATTTAACACACGAAGAAGAAATGAAGGGTGGAAAAGACTCTCATATGCATAAGAAGACTAAAAAGTCTCATAAAATGACCGCTGAAAAAGCAAAAATGGCTCATGTTAGCCCACACAAGACTAAAAAATCTCGTTCTAAGTAATAACCCTTCTATCGCAGGATCGGGAACAGGTACCTTAACTTTGTCAAATGTTACTTGGTTGAGCAATGCAGCCGTTGCTAATACTCTCACCTTAGCCGGAACAACCTTCAATCCGACTACGAATACTAGCCTTAGCACAGGGACTTTGTCGATTAAGTCTACATCGGCTAATCCCGGCAATAATGCCGGATTCATCGAATTATATGTTGGTGGCACTCTTGCTTACGTGCCATATTTTACGAATATCCATCCGTAGTTTCATGATTTCTTCTCTTTAAGCATGTCGACACATATCTGATATAAATGATCAATGCGAATGTCTGCTTTATCCATTCGCGTTTCGATCCTTTGTAGATCCCGATGAATATCGCGCAACATAAACTTAAGCATTGCCCACATAAGTCCAGCAAGTGAACCAATCAATACAAGTGTTTGTAGTACAATCTCCATAAATCCTCCATTGCTAACGATTATAGCATAACGACTTTCTCATTTCAGTGTTAAAAAAAGGTTTAAATAAAAAATAGATTTGCTATAGTGAAGATTCGCATGTCCTGCGTTATGGGCACATCAGCGTACGGGATTCGCAACCCAGAAAAGATATGATCGAGAACTGACGTAACTAGGCTCGTCTACCGATCATCATATCGTAATTAATGACAAGTAAAGGATTTACTATGTCAGTGACTACGACTGGGAATTTGGGCCCGCTTATTTTACAAAGCTTGGCTCCTGCCATGCTTTATGTGCCTACTCCCACAATGAATTACATTACTGTATGCGACAAGGTTAGCATGCCAGCTAACGGCGGTACAACTTGCCGTTTCATGCGTCCTCGCGCACTACAACCGCCCACAGTTCAGTTGGGTAATAGTGGGATTGATCCTCCGGCTCAAATCCCTCAACGCGACATCATCGATGCGCAGATGGCCTTCTTCGGTACTGGCTGCATTATCAACGAACAAGTTGTATTGCAAGACCAAGAGGGTGTTCTTGCTTGGGTATCGGAACGTTTAGCCGTTGCTATGCGTCAAGCTGAAGACTTGATCTTAAGAGACTATATCGTTTCCGCAGCTTCCCAACTTAATGCAGGGGGAGGGTCCAATGGAGACAATCCAACGAATTTGGGGGTCACCGATTTTTCTTTGGTGGCTACAACTCTTGATACAAATAACGCATATAAGTTTATGAGTGGGATAGAAGGTATGGATCGCTTCGGCACCGGCCCCGTCCGTTCGGCTTATTTCATGTTATCGAGTACAGAGTTGCAAACCGACTTTGATGGTTTGACAGGCTCTGGGTTCTTGTCTCAATGGAACTATCCTACCAACTCAAGCGCCTTACCTTCTGAATATGGCTCTGTATTTAACATCCGTATCCTAACTAGCTCTGAAGCTCCTGTAGCAAGAGCCGCTTCTGCTAACGGAAACGATGTTTACTACAATACCGTTGTTGGTAAGCAAGCTATAACACACATCAACCAAGATGGTTATAGCATGAACCTTATCTACCGTGATCCTTACTATTCTGGCATGCTTGCTCAGAATGCGACTTTGGCAGTGAAATTTGCCCAAGCCCAGGCGATCACCCAAGATACGGCCATCAGAAACCTTTTAAGCACTCGCTTATCGAACTTGGGGGTATAACATGGCTGAATATTCAAGAATAGCAAGAGGGAATTTTACGGCTGCGGGGACTGCCATGGCAGCTGCCTCTGGGTATGTAAACATTCCATTTAGACCCGATTTCGTTGAGTTTTGGAACTACACGAATATCAATACAGCTCCTGCTGATAGTAAAGTTACTAGAGCTTGGTGGGATTCTGGATTGATTTCTGGGACCAATAATCCAACGATGGTTGAACTTTACAATGCAAGCGGCGTTTCTACTTTTGACACGATCGTCACAGGTGGGATCAGCACTTTCTATGCAGGATTAGCATTGCAATATGGCGCATCGATTGGCGTCACTGCAATCACCAAAGCTGCCCAAGCAGTTGTGACTACAGCTTCGGCTCACGGTTATAATATTGGTGATACTGTAATCCTGGAAAGCGTGGCAATCGGTACGACAAATGACATGATCCTATTAAATGGAGTGCCATTCACGATTGTCGCCGTCGGTTCGACCACCACTTTCACAATTAACTGGAACACTAACCAGTCAAACTACACAGCTTTGACTGCACAGACCGTTCCAATTGTTAAGAAAGTTCTGTATCCCTTCTTGTATCTACCACAAGATAACGTGATCTCTGCACTCACGCTCGCTGCCACAACAACTGTTGCGACAACGATGTATCACAACTTGGAAGTTGGTCAAGAAGTAGCATTCCGTATTCCACCTCAGTGGGGGACAATCCAACTTAATTCGTTACCAAACACAGTCATACCTGGGTCGCCCATCTATGGATATGTGGTTTCGGTTACGGATAACTGGACATTTGTCGTGAACATTAACTCTTCGGCTTACACAGCCTTTAACACAAACCCTGCAACACCAAACATTGTTGGATTGACTTATCCACAAGTTGTGCCTGTAGGAGATGTTAATAGCGGTGGTATTGGATTAAATACGTTCCAAAACGCTTTATATCCATCGCCTTTGTTCCCTAATCCGAACAATCGCGTGCCCACGATTAATGGTCCTGCGATTCGAGGTGCTTTCGTGAACAATACGGAGCAAGGATTCTTCATTGGAACCGGTACAGGAACTACCACAACTGCGGCAACTCTCATGACTACGGGTGACCTCATTTACTGGCAAGCCTACTTGTTCGATTATAAAAATCCTTAATAACTTTTGAGGAAGTGGGGGGGAGAAATCCCCCCTATAACAATGAGAAATGACCGTTATATCCTATCCAATACCTCCTTATAGTAACGTTCCGATTCAGGCACAATATTATGCTCCAAACTTCTTTTTTATTTCAGCTATCTCTTTAGGAACAACAACCACAGTCACATCGACCGAAACCCTCAATTTTGTCATCGGTCAACTTGTCAGATTATTGATTCCTCCGACTTTTGGATGCCGCCAACTTAACGAACAGGAAGGTTATGTCCTTTCCATACCAGCAGCCAATCAAGTCGTTATATCGATTGACTCCTCTCAAAACGTCGATCCTTTCATCTCATCTGCCGCAACAACTAAACCTCAGATTATCCCAGTTGGGGATGTCAATACTGGGGTTACGAATAGCTCAGGGCCTATGAATCAAGGAACATTCATTCCTGGAAGCTTTATAAACATCTCACCATCAGCATAGGTAATTATGACAGAAAAAAAACAAAATCAAGAGACAGAGAAAATGAAGAAGAAATTCGATCAGTTTGAAGAAGAAATCAAGACTTTGACACAAGATCGGATGAACGAAGCACCTTCACAGGATATCGAACCGCAAACCAAGCTTTCTCAGAAAGAGGTTGAAAAATCGAAAGATATCTATCTGAAGCCTATTACTACCATTTCCGATCCAGCTAAATTTAACGAGAAATTTAGAGAAGATTGGAACTACAAAAAAGAATATGTCCAGTTCATCGCAGAACATAGAGAACTCATCGGTGAGGTGATTGAAGCGTGGACACGTCCTTTTGGAGGCGTAGGAGCCTCTTATTGGAAAATTCCTACAAACAAGCCTGTTTGGGGACCACGCTATCTTGCTGAACAAATCCGTGGTGCAAAATATCACCGATTAAGAATGGAAGAGAGCCGTATGACTGGATCAGAAGGTGGAGTAACATATTTTGGTCAAATGATTGCCGACACCACCATTCAGAGATTAACAGCAGAACCTGTCTCTCCTCGTAAATCAGTCTTTATGGGTGCGGCAGCTTAGTATGAATCTATTGCAGGATATCATCACTTATGTTCGAAGGCTCATCAAGAGCCCTTCGAACGCTCTCATCACTGATAATCTGATTATCGATTACATCAATCGTTTTTGGATAATGGATGTCGATGCTCGCCTGCAACTTTTTGATTTGAAGACGAAATACCAATTTCAAACGCAACCTGGCGTCGATCAGTACAATATGCCGCTATATAACGTCCAGATCGAACCAGGTATGCAAAATATTGGTTATTATCCCGTATATCAGGGATTCATCCCACCTTGCTATATTAACGGTATCCAAGTTCCCTGGCAAACACAAAAAAGCCAGTTTTACAATATTTGGCCAAATATTGTCCAAAACGTTGGTGTGATAGGGACTGGAAATGGAACTCAAGGCCCATATACATTACAAGTGCCGATCATTGGGCCTCCTTCTCCGCCAAATCCTCCTTTGAGCGCACTTTCTCGAGGTCATATAGATATTTCGGGGATTATAGCTCTTGGCAATGCCATAGGGAGTATTGCCGATCCGCCTGTTGTGACAAGTGCTGTAGCTTCCACATCGATACCTGCCGTACCTGTAACGAGTGTGGAGTCCAGATTCTATCTGACTTCTACTGGATCAGATGGCTCAAATATAATCGCTGCCGATAGTGGACAATTTCTTTCTGGTAATACGAATTATGGACTTTTGATGACTCCTGGTTCAGCCCCTCTTGGAAATACCGTTTTACCAGGTGGATATAGCATAACTTCAAATACTGTCAACTATCTGACAGGACAAATCACGGTCACTTTCCCGGTAGCGATACCTCAAGGCAATAACATCAACTGTCAATGTTTCTTTTTCCAATCGGGGTTGCCAAGGGGAGTGTTATTTTATAACAATACACTCACTCTGCGAACGGTTCCAGACATCCAATATCTGGTCGAGATCGATGCTTACCTGTCTCCTGCTGCTTTCCTAAATACAGGAGCGGCTATTCCATTCGGCTATATGGCCGAATATCTTGCAAGAGGAGCAGCGCGTAAAATTCTTGCAGACACTGGAGATATCGAACAATTCCAATTTTATGAACCTCTTTTCAAAGAGCAAGAACTTTTGATTTGGAAGAGAAGCCAGAGACTTTGGACATCATCTCGAACAGAATCAATTTATAGCCAAGGATTCGGCCAAGGCGCCGGATTTAACAACAATTACGGTGGAGGAGTTTCTCTATGACGACGTTTGCTTACTATGCCAATATTCCGAATGCTCCTGACAATCCATCTTTTGATCAGCCACTTATGCAAACCAATTCGGGATCAATCAATAGCATTATAGGTATTGATCACTTGACCTTTGGACAAGCTCAAGGTGGTGGCCCAAATGTGAGTGATGGACAACATAAGCAAGTTACATTTGCCAACAAATTCGTTCCGGGTTTCATGCCTACCGATCCTCTATCCATTTGCTACACAAATTCCGGTACGGCTTCCACTGTTTCTCAAATGTTTTACAGCAATAATAATGGAATTTTCCAGGTAAGCCCAATCAAGGCATGGGGATATGCAGGTACTGCTGGTATTATTTCTTCTCAATCGGTCAATGTGGCAACCGTAACGCGTGTGAGTGCAGGGATATATACTGTGACATTAACTACGAATGCTGTCACTGGTGATAATTTTGCCGTTATAGCGTCGACAACAAGTCAAGCTGGATCGAATAGATTAGTTGTGAATTATAATATCATTGGGATCGGTCAATTTACTTTGACTTTCGTTAGCGGAAACAACGCGGGCACTTTTTTAGATCCGACATCTTTCTCATTCTTAGTCATGCAAATATGAGGTTAGTATGGGAGAAAAAATAGTCATCGGCCCATACAACCGAGGTTTGAAAAACGATAGGATTCCTCCCTATATCGACAATGATTCATTTCCTGTCTTGATCAATGCCTACCAATGGAGAGGGAGAGTGAAAAGAAAACGTGGAACATCTTTTCTTGCTCGCCTAAGCCGATTTTTCAATTCAACAATTTCTTCTTATAATCCTTCAGGTCTATCTATCACCTTGGATGGTGCTGGTAATGGTAATTTAATTACGGGTTATAGTTTGCAAACTACCTCTTCGATCATTCCAGGTTCAGTTACGATCACCGATACTGTAACCACCGTCGTCTACACAGATCCTGGCGAGAATGGAACATTGAGCCCTTCAGGAACAATCAATTATGCGACAGGAGCTATTCATATTCCTGCTGCCGCAGGTCATTTGATCTCTGCTTCTTTTACTTATTATCCTGGTCTTCCTGTCATGGGTCTCGAAGATTTTGTTTCTATTCTAAATCAATATCCTAGTAATCTTGGCTTTGATACAGTTTATTCTTATGCTTTCTTAACAGCATTTCCTTACACCGCCTATAATGTAAACTTCTATAAAAATCCTCCATCGGCTACTTATCCTGGCTATGTTGCTAAATCAACACCAACTCCTTTTGTCTGGAATGGGAAAAATTATCAGCAATTTTGGACTGTGAATTATCAAGGCGCTTTGTGGGCAACAAATGGCATTCAGGTGCCTTTTCAGACTACGAATATCGGTATGCAATTTAAACCCATAGTGACTGCGACTGTCACATCTGGAGGCCCTCCAGCGATCGTGACTTTACAGATAACTGCTCATGGTCTTGTTGTTGGAGATTTTCTTTTTATCAACGAAGTAGTCACGACAACCGGTATCAATTTTCAGACCGGATATGTTGTCACGGTTATAGATGCAAATAATGTTTCTGTAGAGTTTCCTGATGCTACTATAGCCACAAATGGCACTGGAGGAATCGCCCAATATTTAACAAACAGCGCTACGCCTACGATTGATTGTATTAGATGGTATGATGGCGATCCTACCAATGGGAATCCCACCAATCCTATGCTTACAGGAATGCTTGGATGGGTTAATTTTTCTCCTCCTCTTTCGAGGGCTGCCTTTTCAATAGCCGATTTGCCAGCTGCTCAATATTATCTCGTAGGAGCGAGAATGATCTATCCATTCAAGGATAGATTAATCTTCTTTGGGCCGGTCGTCCAAACCTCGAGCGCAGGCAGTCAAGTTTATCTAAAAGATACAATCATTTATTCACAAAATGGTACACCTTATTATACAGCTTCTTTCACAGAAGATCCTTCATTATCTTCTACTACATTCACTCCAATTCTTGTTCCAATTCACCAAACGGCTACTCCAACTGCTTATTGGGAAGATCAGACGGGATTCGGTGGATTCTTAACGGCAGGGAATGATCAAGCCATCATAAGCCTTGGGTTAAATGAAGACGTTATCATCGTGGAATTTAGTCGTTCTATGACACGTCTCGTCTATTCTGGAAATGACATCGTTCCTTTTAACTTTTTTGTCATCAATGCTGAATGGGGAACTGTCGGCACTTTTGCTAGCATCACGATGGATCAGGGTGTTATGAGTTTAGGAAGTCGTGGTTTTGTCATCACAGGTCAGACAAGCAGTCAAAGGGTCGATTTGGAAATTCCCGATCAAATATTTGAGGTGGGCCTTCTCAACAATGGGGCCGAAAGGATTTGTTCTCAGAGAGACTTCATCAATGAATGGATTTACTTCACCTATGTTCCAGATTTCAAAGATGATGATGTAACTACTACTGATATCTTCCCGACTCAGACTCTTCAATATAACTACAGAGAGCAAACGTGGGGGATTTTTAACGAAAGTTATACTACGTATGGTACATTTAGAAGGCTAGGGGGTTATACTTGGGCTACAATCGGATCTGAATTTCCGACATGGATTGAATGGAATGAACCTTGGAATGCAGGCGTCGCTTCTCAGCTGCAACCGGAGGTAATAGCAGGCAATTCACAAGGCTTTGTCGTCTTTCGAGATCAAGGAACCGGTGAATCTCAAAGCCGATTTATCCAAGGCATTTCAGGAAGCACGATAACTTCTCCTGGACATTCTTTAGATCCCGGAGATTATATCATCATTTCAGGATGTCTAGGAACAATAAGTTCAGAGATCAATGAACGAATCTTCTCTGTCCAATTTGTAGGAAATGATTCTTTTGATGTGATTCCGGCATTGTCAAGCGGCTTTACATATTTGGGCGGGGGTGTCATCACAAAGATGTATGCTCCTCTTATCAAGACAAAACAATTTCCTGTCTCTTGGGGAAATGCGAGAAAAACACGATTAGGCCCTCAGCAATATCTCTTTACCACGACGAATGGTTCCCAAATCACTTTACTTATTTTCTTGAGCCAAGATCCTACAACGCCTTATAACTATTCAGGATTTCCATTAAGTCCTAACAATATTGTGCCTGAAATCTCGACAAATAATAGTCTTATCTATAGCGCTATCCTTTACACATGTCCTGAAAGCACAAATTTAGGCCTCACTCCTGCAAACATCAATCTTCAGATGGTGACAGCACAATCTCAATCACAAACCTGGCACCGGATGAATACTTCTTTAATCGGCGACACAGTTCAAATTGGATTTAGTCTAAATGATATTCAAATGCGCTCTCTAGACAAAGTAGGAGTTCCTTTAACGGTCACAGGGGCTACAAATGCCTATCCTTGCGTTTTGACATGCGCCGGACAACCCAATACGAATCAATTATGTTATATTACCGAGGTTGTGGGGATGACTCAATTAAATACAGTCAACCTGGCCAATCCACTGTATTTTAATATCATCGCAACTTCAGCTACAACCATTACGATCGATGTTGATTCCACAACTTTTGGGACTTATGTTTCGGGAGGAAGTCTTCAGGTCGTAGCACCTCAAAACCAGTTCGCCGAGATTGAGTTACATGGCTTTATCTTGGATGCAACTCCTAGTCAACTCCTAGCATAAAAAAAGCGCTCATCGTTGAGCGCCGAGGATAATAAGGAGTCTCTATGATAACGAACTGATTGACTGTGCAGATCAATCAAATTTTGTATATCATATAAGGGATTATTTTTGCAATGTCAACAAATGTCGTCAACCAAACAGCTTATCTACGCACCAGTAGAGAATTTCCTGAAGATTTACACCAACTGACAGTCGAGGTGAATAAAGCATATGTCGACACAGCAGCCGTCGTCAATACAAAAGAAACGGCTATTTATCCAGTCAACCGACCTGCTATCAATGCCCAGCAATGGTTTTTACAAGCTAATCAAAGACAGCAAGGTCTGAGACAAGTTTATACTTTTACATCCGTTGCGACTCCTATCAATCACGGGATCAATCTTAACAATATCGCCAACTTTACCCCTCGCTGTTACGGAACCTATAACGATGGTACTTTTAGTTATGGCTTGATTTATGCGAACGGAAATATGACCTCTATTGCCGGTCAAATCGTTTTTTATCTCAGTACAACACAAATCCTTTTTGCTTCTGGAGTTGGCGCACCTACTGTGACAAGTGGATTTATTGTTCTCGAATGGATATCGGCTCCGTGATATTATAAAAATAAATTTATAGAGGTGATTATGTCTTCAATGTATGGCGCTACAGGTTATGGATCGGGAGATAAAATTCCCAAAGGTTACAAAGCTGGACAACTTCAGCAATTTAATCCTGAACAAATGGAATTGTTTAGTCGGCTAGCTTCTCTCCTGGGTGGTGATAGTGATTTATTTAAACTTGCTTCTGGGGATCAAGGATACTTCGAAGAAATGGAAAAGCCTGCTCTTCGCCAATTTTCTGGTCTTCAAGGCAATCTTGCTTCTCGCTTTAGTGGCATGGGATCAGGTGCAAGACGTAGTAGTGGATTCCAAAATACGATTAATGCTGCATCTTCTGATTTTGCTCAAGATCTTCAAGCCAAAAGACAGGGACTTATGCGCGAAGCTAGAGGAGATATCTTTAACTTGGGTTCATCCTTGCTTAATCAAAGACCTACCCAAAGATTCCTAACAGAAAAAAAGCCATCTTTTTTAGAAAGTCTTCTAGGAGGAATTGGTAATATAGGTGGGCAATTTGCTGGATCGGCAGCATCATCAGGAGGCACTTTGTCTTTGTTAAAACTTTTAGGTTTGTTATAGGTGAGAAATGGTTCAAATCATACCCAGAACACGGCCGACTTTTGGCGAACAAGTTTCTTCAGGGATTCAGCAAGGAGCTCAAACTGGCCAGCAACTTGGACAGATGTTTTTGCAAAATGCTCTGAGTCAAAAAGCTAAACAAGAAGAATTATCTCAAAAACAAAAGTTCGCGAACGAAATAATGAATGACCCTGCTCTATCAGGGCTAGATCCTACAATAAAGAGAATGTTAGCATATGAAACCGCCGGTTTAACAAGTGCCCAATCTACCAAATCTACTATCAATGCGTTGCGTGAGAAATTGGGTGATGAAAGATTCAGCGAATTGATCGGTGGAATAGACAAAGCAGATCAACAAGAAAATATGATGCCATCAGGAGAAGTAGCATCACCAGGAATTGAAGCACAACCTGAATTGACATCAAAACAGTCTACAGTTAAGTCTGAAAGGGATTATGAATCCGAAATTAAAAATTGGCAAAGAGCACTGCGAGAAGCAAAATCTCCCGAAAACAAAGCATTTGCAGAATCTCGAATTAAAGAACTTCAAAGACAAGAAGATATAGGCATCAAGAAGGGACTAGCTCATACAAAAGATGTGCGAGCTTCATTTACTGAAAATCAAAATTTTATTGATAAAACACATGATCAGTATGAAGATAGCTTACGTAGAGAATCCATTTTAGACAGAATGGATCAACTGAGTGATTCTGGCGAACTTTCTGAATCTGGAATCGTCAACTTTTTAGAATCATTAGGTTTACAACAAGAATGGTTAAAAAATCCAGCTAACGAAGAATACACAAAACTAGCTCTAGATTTGCTTGGTGGTGGTACTTTACAAGCCGATTATGGAAGCCGAGTCTTGCAATCTGAATTTAAAGTTTCTCAACAGCGTATACCGACCCTAATGCAAACTCCAGAAGGAAGAAGGCAAATTTCAGAAAACATCAAAACCATGCTACTTCCTTCTAGACTTAAGAATGAAAGAATGCAATTTTATCTCGATCAGGCAGAAAGAACCGGAAAGCCTCTTCCTCACGATCTGAGAGGAAAAGTTTTGAGAGATATTAAGCCTCAGCTGGAAGAAGCTTATGACAAATTTAAGCAAAGAAATGGTCGATATAAAGTTAGACTGGGAACTTACCCAGACGATAATGCGTTAGAAAAATATTTCTATCTTTCAAATGGGAACGAAAATTCAGCGATTAAAATGATGGAAGAGGATGGGTATGACGTCAGTCAATAATACTGATTTACCATCGATTCGCGATCGTTTCAGAAATATTGCGAGAAAAGAGAATGAATCTGAGACTAACGCGCAATTTTTAGGTAGAAATGTAGCTCAATTAGGTGCTCGAGCAACTGAAACTCTCGTAGGTCTTCCTGGAAATCTAAAAAAACAATTTCAAAAAGAATTAGGACAACTTTATAATTTTTTTTCTTTAGGATCTGTAGTAGATGAAAATAATCCTGAAGCTGAAGAAGGTTCTTTACAAGAATTATTATTCAATCCTCCAGGATCATCAGAGTTGCGAGAACATGTAACTCCATTGATATCGAAAAAACTTTTTGGTGAAGAAGATTATCTTGAACCCCAGAGTAAAGGAGAAGAATTCGCAGGCGAACTCACTCAAGACATAACATCTTTTTTTATTCCTGGCAATGGTATGAAATTGGCTGTTCGATTAGGGGCACCTATATTAGGCAATCTCGTTAAAGAAGGAGCCAAATATCTTGGACTAGATAAAGATAAGTCTGAAAAAATTAAATTGGGAGTCATGCTGGCTACTACATTAGCAGGCCAGTCTAATCCTTCAAAATTTGCTTCCAATCGAATAAGCAACGCCAAACAAATGATTCCTCAAAATGCCACAGCCAATGTTACTAATTTAGGCTCCAAACTTGCTCCTTTAAAGGCTCGTTTAGGAAGAGGATTACAAGTTCCTTCTAAATCTAGAACACTTGATGGTATAAAGCAATTAGAAAATCAGATCCAAAGTGGACGCATGTCTCTTCATAGTCTCATGGATGCTCGTGATAATATCAATGAATGGATTTCAGAGGCAGGTGGCTGGGATGTTCCTGCAAATACACGAGATGCTTCTATTATAAATTTAAATGAGCTAAAACGTAGCGTGATAGATACTATTGATGAAAATCTGAATAGTAGATTTCCTCAAGCTGCCAATCTTTATAGAACTGGTTATGAAGCGGCCGCAGTCACTCATCGTAGTAATGCTATATCTCGTTTTATAGAAAAGAATTTCGGCAGAAAAACAGCTAGCGTAGGAGCGAAATTATTATTCCCAGCTGTTGCTGGTGGCGCTGCTATTCTTCCTAAAACGGCTGCCGTTGGGGCTGGCTTATTTCCATTGTATAAAGGAGGGCAAGTACTTTATCGAATCTCAAAAAGTCCAACGCTGGCTGCTTATTATCAAGATGTAATTTCACATTCGATAGCAGGAAATGCCCCAGCAATGATTAAAAGCATGGAAAAACTTGATCATGAATTAGCTAAGGAAGAAAAAAAACATGGAATTTTAAATCCAGATTCTTTGGAATCTTTTAAGATGAAATTCAAGAATAAGGGTTAGTGTCATTTTCGCTTTTTTGGGGCCAACATATCCAAAATAAAATTCCGGTCAGTGGGACAGTAATCATAAAATAGATTGTAAACAGGTTCATTTTTTACTCCTTTCCTCTAGTGCGCATAATCTACCGTGGAAATCTCTCATAAGATCTTCAATTCGATGAGATTGTTCATCCATTTTTCCTTCTAAATGAAGCCAAAGAGGAATAATGAAAGCAGCGTTTCCCGCAATCAAAGCCACAATTTGTAACCAATTCATACTTTATTCCCTATTTTTGCACGTTATGAAAACGATCTGATTCCTAAGCAATTCGACTTCTTTTTGTAGTTCTTCGAATCTTTGGAAAAGTCCTCGTCGCATATTGTTTTGTTTGTTTTTAAGATCATTGATCTCTGTCCACATAGCGTTTTGCTCTGTGCTTGGTTCTTCAAAAAATGTCAGCTGTTGCGCATTCATAGTCTATCCTTTTCACGATTTCCATCATTTTGGCCTCAATTATAAGGCTTTAAGGATTCAAACTGTAGATCTAAACATTTTTTCAATCCCCACTATACATTTATTCTTGTAAAGATTAAATTTTAACTTACACATCAAGGGGGAAAAAATGTCTATTCAGCCAGGTGGAAATCTCTATACACAAGGGTTTGGATCAAGGCCAGAAAACGTCGAAGTGCCTTTCATCACGAATCGCGCACCTTTATCAAGTGATACCAATTATCCGGTAGGTAAAAGGTGGGTCTACCTAGGAAATGGTGAATACACACTCACGTCATTTTCCACGTCTGGAGGGGTTCTATCAGCAAACTGGACACTATTGGGAACGACTGGGGGAGCATTAAATACCCTCACAGGCAATACCGGAGGCGCCCTTACTCCATCAGCAGGAAATCTCAATATCGTAGGTTCCGGGGTGATCTCAGTAACAGGATCGGGCTCTACTCTTACTATTTCTGAAACAGCTGGAACAGGCCTTGTAGCCACATTAACTGGAGACACTGGAGGAGCAATAGGGCCAACTGGCGGTAACATCAATACGAAGGGAACGGCTAGTGAAATCACTGTCACAGGTTCTGGAAGTACTTTGACATGGTCGATTCCAAGCGCCTTTGTCGCTCCAGGATCTGTTACCTCCACCACGACGATGACAGCTGGAACAGGTCTTACTGTTACTTCAGGGGGCGCCACAGTGACCGCAGGGGGTCTTACTGTGACAGCCGGAGGGGCTGCGGTTACTGGCACCACCACCATTAATACGACAGGTGCTGCAACCACAACGATTGGTACAGGGGGAACAGGCGCTGTCAACATCGGGAATGCCACCGGAAATACATCTGTTACAGGAACTCTTACAACAAGTGGAGCTCTCACAGTAACAGCAGGAGGGGCAACTGTGACAGCCGGAGGGCTAACCGTATCGGCTGGTGGAGCTGCAATAACAGGCACAACTACGATCAATAACTCAGGGGCAGCTGTTACTACAATAGGCACGGGTGGAACTGGAGCAGTAAATATAGGCAACGCAACCGGAAATACCGCCGTCACCGGGTCTTTGACAGCTTCTACAACCTTGACAGCTACTTTAGGAGCCATAACTGCTACTAATGGAAATCTTACGATGTCTACAGCCGGTAATAAATTAATTATACCTGCCACGTCGTCTGCAACATGCTCTGCGGGTACATTTACCCTTTCTGGCGCTGCCACAACTGTCGTAAGTAATTCAGCCGTGACAGCAAATTCATTAATTTTGTTGACAACACAGGCCTTGGGAACGGTTGTAGTGGCTTCTACACTCGCTGTGAGCAGTAAAATAGCGTCAACAAGTTTTACAGTAACTCCATCTGTATCGACAGATACCTCAACCGTTGCTTACTTGATCATCAACTAAAAGGGACAATTTGTGAGAAGTAACCTAACACAGCTGAAAGTGAAAATTCGAGATAGAGATTATCAGTTTATCTGTGAGCCTGATTCTCCGATTTGTGATGCCCGAGATGCCCTTTCTCAGTTCTCCAAATATTTAGATGAGCTCGAAGCATGGGTGAAAGCCCAACAAGAAAAAGAAGAAATTAAAATAGAAGAGGCCGCCTAATGTCTTCACAAGTCATAAGAGTTGATGGATTGCGGACTTTGGCGGCTGGAAGTATTACGGCGACATACGTTGCAATAGGCACTGTCTTTAAACATCCAATACGTCTCCTTAAGGTCGTGAATAATACGAATGCTGACATTTTAATCAGCTACGATGGTGTAAACGACAACGATTTCATCCCAGCTTCTAGCTTTTATCTTTATGACGGAAATTCGAATAAAAATTTGCCTGACAGTCGATATGTTTTTCAGC